ACATTATCTAGACTTACTCAAATGAATTATGTAAACTTATATAGACAGACTAAAATATCTTCTATATCAAAAGAAGAAGGAACTGTTGTTGGCTTTAGAACTACACAGGTAACTAAGCCACATATAATAGGTAACCTTAAGAATGCTATAGAGAATGATGATATATTAATACCATCTAAAATAATGATACAAGAAATAAGAGATTATATTGCTACAGAATCAGGTAAGACTGAAGCAGCACCTGGCTGTCATGATGATACAGTTATGGCAACAGCTATTGCTTTAGAAACATTACGTACGCACTATGATAAACTAACGCTTAATAAAGTACCGTGGTCTCAACAGTTTTCAATGGAAGATCAAGATGATACTTTGTGGCTATAAGATTCCAGTGTCCTCACTACTCCGGCGGAAGTAGGGGATAAATCCGCCACCTATAAGGAGATTTCTAATGTTTAATAAATGGATAATAATTGCTGTTGTGTTACTTGTGTTTGTCACTATTATATTTATTGGAGCAAGCAATATGAAATGTACACCTCCGTGTATATAACATGTCCTTTAAAGAATTAACAGCTCAACAGAAATCTACTATGACATGGAGATGGGCAGCTTTAAGTTTGTACCTGCTAGTGTGTTTTTATGACTTTATGTTCGTCCCGATATGGTACGGAATAAATAGACCTGATATTTCACAATTCATGGAAATAATAAACTCTACAAAAGAACCTATGGTACAAATGGAATTAATGAAAAAACTAACTGGCCAGCATAACCCGTTTACCCTTATGGGTGGTGGGCTGTTTCATTTAGCATTTGGTGCTATACTTACAGGATCTGCAGTAGGTATGAATAGTAAAGATTAAAAGAGGATATTAAATGTCTATAGAAAAATCAGGAGAAACGTTTTCAGGTTATAATAAACCTAAGCGCACTCCTAACCATAAAACTAAATCGCACGCAGTACTTGCAAGATCTGGAGGTAAAGAGAAATTGATAAGATTCGGACAAAAAGGAGTATCAGGTGCAGGAGCTAATCCATCAAGTAAAAAAGATAAAGCAAGACAGAAATCTTTTAAAGCAAGACACGGAGCTAATATTGCAAGAGGTCCTTTATCTGCAGCTTATTGGGCGGATAAAGTAAAATGGTAAAAAGTAAAAAGAGTAAAGGTGTAGACGGCAAAGCATGCTGGAAAGGATATAAACGTATGGGTACTAAAAAGAAAGGTGGCAGGACAGTAGATAACTGCGTGCCAATTAAAAGAAAAGGCCCTTTAAGTAAACGATCATAGATTGAATGAACCCGGGAGTGGATCATGAATAAAAAAGAAGAAACAAGATTTATTGCACAGACACATAAGCAGAAGCCTCCAAAGGAATCACATAAGAAACCTTTACCTAAAGCAGGCCAGTATAATGTAAAGAATTTAGAAGACTCTAAAAAGATATATTCAGCTGGAGGAAAATACTAATGTCTGCAGATGGATATAAAGAAAAAGTAACTGATGAAGAACTGATTAACGTAATTGACCAGGGAGTAATGAACTCTACAGGCGATTGGTTAAATTCATCGGACTTAGCACGTGAAAGACTTAAAGCTACCTACGAATATGCAGGTTTAGCTGTATCACATCTAGCACCACAAGGTGTATCAGCTATTGTTGATACGTCTACTACAGAAGTTGTAGAAGCATATACAGCTGTATTGTCAGATTTGTTTCTAAGCAACCAGCGTATCGGTAGATTTCTACCATGGGACGATACACCTGGCGCATTTAAGGGTGCAAAAGATGCTGGAGCCCTAGTAAATTACACTATATTTAAACAGAATAATGGTTGGGATATACTAGAACAATGGATGAAATCTGCGCTATTATGGAAGAATTCTGTAATACGTTGGGGCTATATAGAGGATTATGACTACGTATTTGAAGAATATGACGAGATATCTCAGACTAAGCTAGATGAACTTTTATCTGATGATAGTAACGAAATTGTTGGCGCACTTGAATTTGAAAATAGAGCAGTACAACCTAGCGAAGATCCAACAGCAGGGCCAGAAGTAGAGTTAGTTTATGTAAACGTACGTTGCAGAAAACAGATTAACAAATCAAAAATTAAATTAGAGTTAGTTCCACCAGAAAACTTTCGCATTTCTCGAGATGCTACTACATTAGAAGATGCAACATTTGTTGGTATTCAAAGTAGTCTTACTCGATCTGAGATACGTAAGCTATATCCAGAAATGGCAGAGTCTATAGATAATTGGGACGAGCTTGATGGAGAAACTTGGGCAGGTTCATTAGGCTATTCGCAAGATGTTGCTGCTAGAAAAGAAATAACAGGGCAAGAATATACACAAGGCTCAAACCAATATACTGGAGAGATGGGATTAGAAGCATTACGTGAAGTTACTATTACGGAATGTTGGATACATGTAGACAGAGACGGTGATGGTATTGCAGAATTAAAACATATCATATCAGCTGGTACTACTATCTTACATGAAGAAGATGCAACAAGTATACCACTTGCTGATATTGTTCCTATTGATATACCACACGAATACTACGGTTTATCAATGGCCGACTTCACTAGATCTTCAACACTCGCATCGACTGCTATACTTAGGGGTTTTGTAGAAAATACTTATCTTACTAACTATGCACCTAAGCTAGCTGATCCTAATGTTGTAGACTTTTCTGCACTGCAGAATATGAAGCCTAAACAAATCATACCGACTAATGGTAATCCACAAGGCGCTGTATTCCAGATGCCGCCTGAAGCTATATCAACTGGTACTGTACCTTTGCTTGAACACTTACAAATGATTAAAGAACAAGCTACTGGTATGTCTAAAGCTGCGCAAGGTTTAAATGATACGCTATATGTATCAGGAAACTCTGAGCAAAAGATATCAGCTGTACAAAGCGCATCTCAAAAACGTATACAGCATATTGCTAGAAGGTTTGCAGAAACAGGGTATAAAAGATTAATATCTGGTTTGTATGATACATTAAAAGCTTCTATGAAAGGTAAAACAACTTTTAATTTTGCAGGTGTATTTTCTACTGTTAATATGGATTTGTTACCAGAGACTATGGATGTAGAAATACTACTAGACATTGGTGAAAATTCTAACAGTACTAAGATAGCAAAGCTTTCTAAGATTGGTGGAGAGATACTACCAGGATTAAATCAACAAGGCGCTGGATCTGTAATTAAACCTGCAGCACCAGCAGTATTAGCTACTAAGTTAATAGAAGCTATGGATATAGATAGTAATGATTTCCTTGAAGATTATACTCAACCTGATTTCCAACAGAAGGCAGCTGAAGCATTACAGCAGCAATCTGAGGGAGCTCAAGCTGATGTAGAGAATACTAAACGTTTAGCTACAGCGAATACCGCTTTAGCGGAGGCAAACGTAAATTACACTAACGCTCAGGCAAAGAATACAGTCGATGATAACTCTAAGCAATTAGCAGTAGCAATCGATAGACATTTCCAAGAGTGGGCAGATCTTACTATTAAAGCAACTAAGGAAGGCGCAACATTACCGCCTCATCCAGAATATAGTGAGATCTTAATGATGTCACGAAATTTGCTACAACCTAATAACGAAGGAGAAAATCAATAATGGCACACGTAATTATAGGCGCTGATGGAGTTGGCGCTGCACAAGCAGGCGGCGCAGTAACAACAACAAGCGGAAATAAAAATGTATTGTTTGTAAACGAAACTGATTCAACAATAACTTTAGATCTTCATATAGGCGGTGCACATCACTCACCAGGTCTATCACATACAATACCTGCTAACAGTTATCTTAACTATTTACATACCGGCTCTCATGGTGCGGCTACAATGGTTAATGTTAAAACAGCACACGGTACTTCTGCTCAAACAGATGAGCGTGTATATATGTATCATAAAGTTTAACTAATGGATAAATATAAAAAGACAGCTGAGACGAGGCTGGGAAATACAAAATCCTACGGTAATCATAAAACACATCCAGAAGAATTAGCGCGAATGGCTCACGTAAAGGGTCACTTCGCTGCTAAAGAAAGAGATGAATTTTTTGATGAAGTATATGGTGAAGTCTTAGTTGACTTCTTTTTAGAGTGGCTTAAGACGGAGCCGCATGAAACAAAATCTCGAGAGTTCCTCTACTCTTCTGCAATGGCACTTGGTAGTGTTAAGGAAAGAATGATAAACTTCGAGATGTATGGGAAAAATATCCCACACCTTATGGAGGACACAACAGATGCGAGAGATTAATTATGAACATCTTGCTAAGAATATAGACGAAATGATAAACACACTTGAGTATGATTCATCGAGAAGTGCAGGTAAAACTAAACTTAACTCTGATAAACTTATAGACTTATATAGTCTACAAGAACGATACTCAAAGATGTTAAAGTCACAATCCCTTTCCCGTAATAAGGAGATGGTAAATGGCTGAAACTAATACCGAAGCAACTATAGATTCTACCTTAACTGATGATACTATAGCCGAGGTTAATACTGATTTAACAGCTGATAATTTGCTGGCTGATATTGTACGTAATTCTGAATTCGTAGAATCTCTACCCGATGAGCAAGTTCCAGAGTTAGATCCGGAAGAATCAGACGACCAAGACCCAATACAGTCTGAGGAAGCCGATAGCGAAGATGTAGAAGAAGTTGAAGAAGAAGCTAATGATGATGAAGAAGAAGATGCCGCGGAAGCCGCTACCGATATATCTGAACCATTTGCCGCTGAAGATTTAGACTTAGAAGCTAAGGTCATTGTCAAAATTGATGGCGAAGACTCTGAAGTTTCTTTTGGTGACTTGATAAAAGGTTACTCTACTGAACAACATCTTTCTAAAAAGGGTCGTGAACTCGGTGACGCAAGAAAACAGATGGACATAGACTACGATACTAAAGTAAAAGAACTTGGCAATATGTCAAAAGCTTCTGCTGCAGTCTTGTATTCTAATGAACAGCAATTGTCAAAAGAGTATCATGATATTGAAGCGCAAATCGATCAAGCGCGAAAAGACGGTGATACTTACGAAGTTAACGAACTTAAAGATAAACGTGAACAAGCTCAGAAAAGCTACTGGCAAGCTCGTAATCAACGAGAAGCCTTAGTAAAGCAAGTTACTGAACAAGAACAAGAAGCTCAACAGAAAGATTGGCAAGCTCAGCTTACTAATTTTAATGAAAAGATTCCTGAACTTATACCTGACTTTAATGATAAGACAGCTCAAAGCATACGAGAGTTTGCTATAGCTGAAGGTATACCTGCAGAGGTATTAGATTCAATAGCTGATCCTGTGATTGTAAAGTTTGTCGATGATTACCGTAGACTTAAACAAGGCGTGACAAAAGGCGCTGTTAAAAGAAAATCTGCCCCAACTAAAAAGATTCCTGTACGCAAAGCTAAAAGTATAACTAAGCGTAAACAAGATGCTAACGAAGCTCAAAGACAAAAGGTCTTGAGTGGACAAGGATCTGAAGACGATCAACAGGGATTTTTAAGAGGTCTTGCCGAACGCTCATTGAATCTTTAATACCTTAGGAGGTATATATAATGACTACTAATGTCGGCGGACGTATCACAGGTGGACCACAAGGTCCAGCACGTGCTACTTCTACAAACGTCTCTCAAAGAGAAGACTTAGCTAACTTTATCACTATGATTACACGGGACGAAACTCCGTTCATGTCATCTATTGGTAAAACAAAATCAACCGCTATTTATCATGAATGGCAAACAGACACACTAGAGGTTCCAGGCTCTTCACGAATTGCTGAAGGTCAAGATTGGATAGCTCCTGGATCAGGTGCACAAACACCTGCAACAGGCGCAGCATTTGATCCGGTTGGACCGTTCCGTACACGCTTAGGTAACTACACACAAATCAATGGTAAAACTATTGCTGTGTCAGGTACTAGACGTGCAGTCGATCAAGCAGGTGTTGCAGACGAGTATGCATATCAGTTAAAGAAACGTGGTACAGAATTACGACGTGACGTTGAGCATGATATGATCCACTCATTTAACGTATCAGCAGCTGTTGGCGCTCAGCCAAATACAGCACGCTCAGCAGGTGGGTATCAATCATTTATAAATGATTCAGCAACTACTGTATATGCGACTTCCGAGTGGGGTGTACCTAATGTAGTAAGTGCAGGTACTCATGCAATACGATCAACACTTGGTACTACAGCACAGCCAACAAAAGGCGCTTTAGCATTAACTGATGTCGATTCAGTTATGCAAAAGATTTACGAAGCTGGTGGTAAAGCTACTAAGATTATGTTGTCTCCAAAACTACGAAGAGACTTCTCTGATCTAATGGTTAGTGATACTGGTGTTGTACGTAATATTGACGAAAGCGGAAAACTCCGTCAGTCAGTAGACGTATACATGTCAGACTTTGGCGATCTAATGGTAGTTCCAAACTACATAATGGGTTTAGCTAATAGTGTCCAATTTACCAACAGCGCTAATGCGAATCTTGCAGCTACAACTCCTGTTGCAGACTTCTCTGCATTGATCTATGATCCAATGTGGTTTAACGTTGCTACACTACGACCTATGCAGGAAGTAGACGTAGGGCAGAAAGGTGACTCAACTGTTGGAATGATGGTTGAAGAATGTACTTTAGAAGTACGTAACCCTAATGGTTGCGGCGCTATCTACGGTCTTAATTAAGACATTTGGAGAGCTTGTTAATTCAGGCTCTCCATATTTTTTCAATAGAATCGAGAGGTTAATTAATGAAAGAGTATTTAACAACTAAGAATATAATAATAGCAATAGCAGCCTGTATTATAATATGGTCTGTAGCAAAAGCAATGATGCCTGTGGCCGGTGTATAATGCCTAAAGTAGGAAACAAAAAGTTTAAATATACTAAAAAAGGTATGGATAAAGCGAAAGCATATGCTAAACTAACAGATCAAGATGTAGCCTATAAAGCGGGTGGTGGTAACGTTGCAAGCTATTACGGTAAAGGTGGCAGAGTAGCTGGTTGTGGACCAGCACAAAACAAAGCTTAGATAGAGGTTGAAGTATGGTAAGCAGTACTAAAAAAGATGAACGATCTTTTATGAAGCAATATAAAGACGCTAAAAAATTAGTAGCTGGAAGTGTAACCCCTAGTGGCTCAAAAGGCCCTGTTAGTAGATTAAGAAAAGCTTTAAAAAACAAAAAGAATAAAGCTCTCTTAACACAGTATGGTTCAAGCGCAGGTAATTCTAGAGCCTTTAATACAGAATATAAAGCAGGTGGCGGTAACGTTGCAAGCTATTATGGCCGAGGCGGCAAAGTAGCCGGCTGTGGACCAGCACAAAACAAAAGATAATATAAAACCCAGGAGGTAATAAGATGGTAGTTTTTCAACTAGCTAACGGGAACGTTTACCCCGGCGAGAAATGCATATGGCGTACAGCGCAAACTGCAACTGGATATAAGTTAACACATTGGGAGCCACATACAAATGTAGCAGCAGGGGCAGCACCGACTGTAAACTCTGCAGCGATAGGTGCTAAAATGGGATATATAGGTAAGTCAGGTAGGTTCGTAGCTTATACTGAACCCTTTTAATTAGGTAGGAGAGGACATGTCTAATTCATCAGAAATTAAATTCCGCGGAAAACAAGCGGACGGTAAAAACGGTATGGAAGCATCTTTTGATTTGGAAACAGGTCACGGTTATTTCCAACAAGATGTATCAAAGTTTATAGATCAAGCTAAACTAGATAGGGAAAAACAAGAATACTTCGGTATTAAGAAAGGTGGTTACAGAAAGCTAGCTACGATACCAGATGTAATTGCTTTAAAAATATTTGAGGATCATAATTTAGATCTACATTCCCAAGAGTTTATGAGTGATCCTAACAATCTTAAAAAATTAAAAACTATATTACATATGGAATACCGTTCTTTACTAGTTAATAATTAGGAGGACCCATTATGGCATTGACCTACACTCAACTAGTCGCCCTCGTGCGTTCGTGGTGTAACAGAGATGATGAAGTAGTAAGCGACGCTATAATTCAAGATGCTCTAAAATATGCAGCAGATAAAGCATATCGAACTCTCAGAGTTCCACCATTAGAAAATGTAGCAGTATATTCTAAAACAATTTTAGAAGCCGCTACAACAACAGGAGGTATTACGCCTAGCGTAACAGAAATATTAATACCGTATGATCTCGTAGAGTTTATACAACTAAAAGAAAAAGATTCAGCAGGTGCAACGCTTAGAGTATTTAATGAAAAACTTAATGTAAGAACATTTAATAATCCCTATGCAGAAGTATACTCAGGTTATAATTATTGGACACGCGAGCGCAATGTTATAAAATTTAGCCCAGGCTTTGGACAAGGTGGAAGTGACGCTAGTACTGTAGAATTATATTATTACCGTAGATTACCTGCATTGAATGCTACGTATGCTGTAACAGTATTAAACTGGAACGCAGGATTTTTAACGGCATCTAGCTCTGGAGTAGCAACTGCAGGAAGACTATGGTTTTCTACTATTAACTCCATTACTACAGCCTTTGCAACTCAAGCAGAAGCCGTAGCAGCAGGTGGAGTTCAAACTAACGGATACTTTGTTGGTAATACTACACCTAACTGGCTCAGAGATGAGAACGAAAGGATTTTATTATTCGGCGCATTAGCAGAGGTATTTGCTTTTGTCCAAGAAGATGACCAAGCCGCTAAGTATCAAGCAATGTTTATGAATGAAATACGTGAGCTCAACGATGAAGACGTTAGACGTAATGCTTCAGGTGGTAACTATCAAATGCAATTTAACGGGAGAGGATTAATATAATGACAACACCCGCAAGACCCGGCTCATTTACTGGAGCGACAGATAACGCTGCTAGTGGTGGTTTGTTTACTGATACATTAATTGACGGTATCCCTGATATAATTGGAGTTGATGTTGACCGTGCAGAAACTGCTGCAACAAATGCGGAAGCATCTGCTACTACAGCAACTACACAAGCGACAAGTGCAACAGCATCAGCCGCAACAGCGACTACACAAGCTACAGCAGCGTCAACAGATGCTGCAAGTGCATTAGCTTCTAAGACTAGCGCAACAGCTAGTCAGGCAGCCGCTACAGCAAGCCAAACAGCAGCAGCTGCTTCAGAGACTGCAGCAGGAACTTCAGCTACTAATGCTGCTGCTTCTCAATCTGCAGCTGCCAGTAGTGCTACATCAGCAGGCTCATCAAATACAACTGCCGCTCAAAGCGCTAACTCTGCATTATCTAGTGCATCGAGTGCATCAACCTCAGCTGGTACAGCAACTACACAAGCTACGAGCGCAACTGCGTCGGCAGCTACCGCAACTACTCAAGCCGCAAGTGCTACGACACAAGCCGCAGCTGCTTTAGTATCTAAGAATGCAGCCGCTGCTAGTGAGACAGCTGCTTTAGCATCTAAAAATGCAGCAGCCGCTTCAGAAACTGCAGCAGGGACTTCAGAGACTAACGCTGCTGCTTCAAAGACTGCCGCTGAAACTGCTGAGACTAACGCTGAGACTGCTGAGACAAATGCTGAAACAGCAGAGACTAATGCAGCGGCAAGTGCTACATCTGCCTCAACAAGTGCAACCAATGCAGCTTCAAGCTTAACAACATTTCAAGGATTATTTGTAGCTTCTTCTTCAGCTCCAGCATCACCAGATGTAGGAGATTTGTGGTACGATACTACAACCTCACAATTAAAAGTTTATGTAACTGGATCGCCAGCAAGTTGGCAAATTGCAGGAGCTTACCTTCAAGGATTAATTGCAAACCATACGTTTACTTGTACAGCAGGACAGACAGTATTCACAACTGATGATGCTTCAGGGACAATGTCTATAGCTGTTGCCGCTAACGTCTTTGCATATCTCAATGGTGTTAAGCTTATTGGTGGCGGAACAGATTATTCAATATCAGGTAATACGATAACGCTTACATCAGGAGCTATTGTCAGTGATGTATTATATGTTGATATATTAACTAAGATATCTACAACTCAAGAAACAGCTTTGAATGCTCTGGTTACCCAAGCGACTGCTGCAAAAACAGCGGCTGAAACTGCGGAAACAAATGCGGAAACAGCAGAGACTAACGCTGCTACTTCTGCAACGGCGGCAGGAACTTCAGCAACTAATGCGGCTACTTCAGCAACTAGTGCAAGTAACTCTGCTACTTCTTCGGCTACAAGCGCGACTTCTAGTGCTGGAAGCTTAACTTCTTTTAACGATATATACCGAGGAGAAAGCAGTACAGCTCCCTCTTCACCTGCAACTGGCCAGCTCTGGTATGACACTACAAATACTGCAATGAAGGTTTACTCAGGTTCTGCTTGGACAGCAGCCTATGTCTCTGGTACTGGTTTCTTAGCGACCACAGGTGGTGCACTTACAGGAGCTGTGACAACTACTAGCACATTCGATGGAAGAGATGTAGCAGCTGATGGTACAAAACTTGATACTATAGAAACTAATGCTGATGTCACAGACACAGTTAATGTAACTGCGGCTGGTGCTTTAATGGATAGTGAGGTTACAAATCTCGCACAAGTTAAAGCCTTTGATTCTAGTGATTATGCTACAGCTGCTCAAGGTACATTAGCTGCTGCGGCACTTCCCAAAGCTGGTGGCACTATGACAGGTACAACTTCCCATGGTGATAATGTTAAAAGTACGTGGGGTACTGCACCCGACTTAGAGGTATATCACACTGGTTCTCATTCAAGAATTGCAGATGTTGGTACTGGGAAGCTACAGCTAGGAAGTGCTACTCAGGTTGAAATATTAAATGGAGATTTCTCAGAGCCTCTAGCTCAGTTTGTTCCTGATGGTGCTGTAACTCTTTATCACAACAATGCAGCTAAAATTGCCACAACAGCCACAGGAATAGACGTAACTGGTGAAACAGCTACCGATACACTTAATGTAAAGAGTGGTACTACTGCTGATTCTACTGGACAGCCAAGTGGAAACTTTGCTGCTACTGTTTATCACGCAACTAATAGCAGCTCATCTCACGGTTTACTGGTTAAAAATAACTGGGCGGCAACTGCATCAACAGTTTTTGAAGCCGGATTAGACATTAGTGGAGGTGCGTATAGACAATATCATAAAATAGACGGAACCGGTCAAGCTTTCTGGTCACCAGGAAACGTAGAACGTATGCGTGTAACTGGCACAGGTCTAGAAGTCACAGGCAATGTTGTTGTAAGTGGTACAGTAGATGGTCGAGATGTAGCGACTGACGGAACTAAACTCGACGGAATAGAAGCCTCAGCCGATGTGACTGATGCTACTAATGTGACTGCCGCTGGTGCTTTAATGAAAACTGGCGGTACGATGACAGGTCTACTTGTTACTAAGACGCCCACTAGCACTACGGTAGCGGGTGCAAATGACAATAGTTTTTCTGTTAGAGGTAATACCACATATCCGGCTGTGATGTCTTTCCACCGAGGTGGTGCTTATGCAGTAAACTTTGGATTATCAACGGCAAATAAGATGGAGCTGGGTGGTTGGTCTGCTAGTACTATTAAACATACTTGGGATTTTTCAGGTAACTATACTGCTACTGGAAATATTACAGCTTACTCAGATGAAAGAGTTAAGGAAAATATAGAAGTAATTCCAGAAGCTCTGAATAAAGTAAAGCAGTTAAGTGGTTATACTTTTGACAGAACGGATTTCGTACCTGACGCAGAAACTGGTGTAATGCCAGAAACTCGACAGACAGGTGTAATTGCACAGGAAGTAATTAAAGTTCTTCCAGAAGCTGTGATGACAATGGATGATGGAAAGTATGCAGTAGCCTACGGCAACATGGTTGGTTTACTAATAGAAGCAATCAAAGAACAGCAAGTTCAAATAGATGAACTTAAAGCTACTGTAGAAAGTAAAGGAGTTACATCATGAGTAAAGCAAGAACAATGTCTAACCTCCTGACATCTTCAGGAGATGTGATAACCACTGCCCTCGATAATGTGGGAGCAGCTATTACAGCCGGTAGCGGAATAGCATTAGGCGATAATGACAAGGCTACATTTGGTGCAGGTGATGATTTACAGATTTATCATGACGGGTCTAATAATTGGGTTAAAGGTAATAATGCTGGAAATAATACAGTAGTTGTTGCTCCTGGTGGTACTGGAAGCGTTTTAATTACGAACTCTTCTGGTGATAATATCATTACTCAACAAGGTGACGTAGCTATGTTGCATCACAATGGGGCAACCAAACTGGCCACCAAAGCCACTGGCGTAACAGTCACAGGTGAGATGGCTGCAACTACGATGGACCTCTCAAGCAACGCTGTAATAGATGGCACTGCCCTCGTAACAGGTGTATTAACCACAACTGCGGCTACTGTGCATAATGGTGGCATTACAATGCCTGACGATGCCAAAGCATTGTTTGGTACTGGTTCTGACTTAGAGATTTATCACGATGGTAGTAATAGTTATATTCATGATAGTGGTACGGGTAGCTTGAATCTTCGGGGAACTGATCTGTACCTCAGAAATGCTGCGAATGAGGTTTACGTCATATGCGCATCAGACGGTGCGGTTTCTTTAAGGTATGATAATGTTACTAAACTAGCCACCAAAGCTACTGGCGTAACAGTCACAGGTGAGATGGCTGCAACTACAATCGCAGCGTCAGGTGCAGTCACTACAGGTCCGCTTACTACTACTGGCGACATAAATTTGTCAGGTGAGTTAAATTTAAATGCGGCTAGTAATAATTACATAGACTTTACAGATGCTTTACATATTAGAGCGGCAGGATCGTCCCCCGCTTATGAAGATTCTATTTATTGTTTAAAAAATGCTCAAACTGTCCTTATGTACAATGGCGCAGGTAAAATAAACACCACAAATACTGGGGTAGGCGTCACTGGTGATGTTGTTGCTAGTGGTAACGTAACTGCATATTCAGACCTTAGAATAAAAGACAACCTAGAGGTCATCCCTGATGCTTTATCTAAAGTTGAACAGCTTAATGGATACACATACACTAGGACAGACTCAGAAGATAAACAAGAAAAGCATACAGGTGTTATTGCTCAGGAAGTATTAAAGGTATTGCCCGAAGCTGTAGTCTTAGGAGAGACACCTGAAGATAATATGGCAGTAGCTTACGGCAACATGGTTGGTTTACTCATAGAAGCTGTTAAAGAACTTTCAGATAAGGTTAAAGAATTAGAGGAGAATCAAAATGGCTTTACCAAGTAGCGGTACAATAACACTAGCGCAGATTGCCGCTGAATTTGGTGGCAGTGCCCCTCATTCTTTAAGTGAATACTATAGAGGCGGGGCTTATACTACTTCAAATAATACAAATGTACCCACGTCTGGTGCAATTTCTCTCTCAAATTTCCATGGCGCACAGAATCAGGTTTTCTATGCTGCTACAGGCGGAACGGTAACCACATCTGGAAACTACAAATATCACACCTTTACAGGATCAGGAACTTTTGCCATTCAAACCGCAGCTAATTCTGCGGGTGGTGGAATTGATTATGTAGTAGTTGCAGGAGGTGGTGGCAGTTCAGTAGATAACTCAAGTGGTGCTGGTGCTGGGGGCTATCAAGCTTTAGCTTCACAATCTAAGAGTGTAGCAAGTTACTCAGTGGTTATCGGCGCAGGCGCTCCAGCTGCTACTAGCTACTACAGTAATAATGGTAATGCTAGTTCTGCCTTTGGAACTTCCTCTACTGGTGGTGGCGGCGGTAGTTCATGGAATGGTTCGTGTCACGGTAAAAATGGGGGTTCTGGTAGCGGAACTTGCTCGTCATCTTCTACTGTTGGCACTGGTATATCAGGGCAAGGTAACAACGGTGGTGTCAGTACGCGAGGTGGCACTGGTGGCGGCGGCGGTGGTGCTAGTGCTGTTGGTTCCAACTCATCCTCCACAAGTGGTGGCTATGGTGGTAATGGTTCGCAATGGTTAAATGGCAGCACTTACGGTGGCGGCGGCGGCGGTTGTGGAGAATACGCCTCTCAAGGTGGCGGATTAGGCGGCTCTGGCGGCGGCGGTCGTGGTTCAAATGCTAGAGGTGGCGGCGCAAATGGTGGTACTAACGGTACAGCAAACACTGGTGGTGGAGCTGGTGGTGCGCGACTGAGCAACGGATCTTTTAGTGGTGGCTCTGGAATTGTCGTGATAAGATATCAGTATCAATAGGAGGAAATATGGCACATTTTGCACAAATAGAAAGCAACCTAGTGACTCGAGTAATAGTTGTAGATAACAGCGACATACTTGATGAAGATGGGAATGAGTCAGAGGCAATAGGAGTGCAGTTCTGTAAGGATCTGTTAGGTGGTAATTGGGTTCAAACATCTTACAATAAAACTTTTCGTAAGAATTTTGCTGGTATAGATTACACTTATGATTCTACTAGAGATGCTTTTATAGAACCTAAAAAGTTCCCTTCTTGGGTATTAAATGAGACTACATGTATATGGGAAGCTCCAGTACCTTATCCCTCAGATAACAACGAATATGCTTGGGATGAATCAGAGACAACTTGGATAATTAATCCTCAAGATGAGGAGTGAACCATAAGATGGATATAGAAACCCGTATAAATAAATTAGAGTGGACGTTAGATCGTCACGATGAATCTATAAAAGAGTTACGCTCAGTGTCAAAAGAATTGAAAGTATCTTTATATTCTATTCATAAAACATTAATACAAATTAAATGGTTTGCTGTTGGTGCTGCTGTCTTTGTAGTAGCAGATCAAATGGGAATCATGGGACTGATAGGGATTATAGGTGGATAATGTATACAGCGGTGCTACTGATATGTGTACTTGTATCACCTTATAATTGTTTTCAAATTAAAGATGACTTAGGTCCTTACACAACAATAGAACAGTGTGCGACTCGTGCCACTGAAATTAAAGATAATTGGGCTATACCCTTACATTTTCCTATGGGATTTAAATGTATAAGCCTAGGAGAAGGAGTATGAAATGGATGTTATTAATTTGGTTAACGCTTACATTAGCCGCGTGCTCGAGCTTAGACCTATCAGATATTGTTACGGGCGCTGGCGCTACTGGAGCAGCGGTTGTTGCGGCTACTGTAACTTCGAATCCTGTAGTCATTGCTGGAATAACTGCAGGCGGTGCCATTGCGGGAGGAGTAGCGATGGATGATGCTCCACTGCAAGTAGCAGATTATGGTGGAGCTGATGGTGAAATAAATTCTTTTTATGAACTTATGACTTTCGCTATTGCAAACTTCATGCAGCATATGGTAGGTATAGGAATACTACTCTTAGTAATATGGTTTTTAACCGGATACTTAGGTATGCGTAAGCGTAGACCAGAAGAAAAGCAATTACAGAAACAGCAGGAAATGCTACTTAATAAGATAGGCAAAATGAGGGATTTTTAATATGACACGTAAATTACTTTTCTCAATAGCCTTTGCAGCTTTACTTGCAGGCTTTATGACACCGCTGATGATAACGAAAGCTTGGTCTGCAGATTCTAATACAGTCAGTTCAACTGTTGTAACAGATAAAGCACCGCCTACAGCTAATGCACCTTCAGTAGTAGTTAATAACTCTGATATATGTAAGTCAGGAGCTGCAGCATCTATACAGACACAGGTACTAGGTATAGCTAGTGGTATAACAATCACTGATAAAAATTGTGAAAGACTTAAGCTGTCTAGATCTTTGTATGCTATGGGTATGAAGGTGGCTGCAGTATCGACTCTCTGTCAAGATCCTAGGGTCTTTGATAGTATGTGGATGTCTGGAACTCCCTGCCCGTTTATGGGTAAGATCGGTGATGAAGCTAAACTTATGTGGCAAAAGAACGTAGAGTTTATACCTGAAGAATCTGAGATAAGATTACGTGAAGAGATAGCTATAATTGCTAGAGATGAAGAGGCTATTATAGCAGCTGATAAAATACGGTTAGATAAAATAGCTGCT